TGCTGCTGGATTGAGCACACCAGATGAGTACAACAAGCATTTAAATGACATGCTGGAGTACGACGGTAGATTTTATAAGGTACGTAACTACAACGCACGCGGGCGTCTTCCCGAGGAAGTAATTCTCAGAGTTGATGCCTACGAAGTCCTTGTTGATCAGGAATTTCCATTTGATCGTGGACCTCAAAATCCTAAGATTTCAACCCTCCCTTGGCCCACATCGTTCCCTAGTTAGAGGTATGATGTGTAGGTGCCCGATGCGCGTCGGGTATCTCGATCCGCTTTACAACGCCTAGAACCACGGAGGAAAGCCATGAAGGCTTCTCAACCTGTTGTATCCCTTGGTTCTAGTAACTCGTTTATAACGGGGCTTCCGGGTGTTATACCTGCCGTTGAGTGGTTTGAGGAAAACATCACAGATCTCCTTGTCGATGCTGTCGACAATGCGGTTGCTGATGCCACTGATCGGCTGCAGGAAAAGGCCGAGAACATTGAGGGCTGGGATGTCATCGCAGATGACCTTCGCGTTACGGCAGAGCAGGGTCAGATCATTGTTGGCCATAGAACTGACTCTCAGGAAATGAACTTCTATACATCAGTTTTAGAGTATGGAACTGGAGAGCAGTCGCCTTCTCCCCTTCTCCGTAAAACCTTACAAAAAGAAGAGTCGCGTATCCCAAGCGCTATCCACGCTGCGTTAGAACAGGATCTCCCCGTTGCCTAATCCCGGCTTTACTCTCGCGGAAGACGCCGCCTTGAAGAGCCGCCTAACGGCGCTCTCAGTCTCCGATGACAGGGACATGCGTCGTCCCGTTAAATCGTTCTTCAGATACCCTGACGCAGAGACCGAGAAGACTTACCCCTTCGCCACTATTGAACTTATTGACATTGAGTTCGATGCTCAGAGACAACATTCTGAGGTTAACTACTATTACACGACATCTGCTAGCGCTGCCGGTATTCATAAAAGTGGCGCTAACGCTCTTGACTACTTCCCGTCTGAGTACAACAATGTCGATATGAACCAGTTGCTCTCTGGACCTACTGAGTTCATGGCCACAGACCAGTTCGTTCCTGTAAATCTTATGTATCAAATAAGTACCTACTGTCGTAGTCAGCGTCATGACAGACAGTTAACTGCGACCATGCTTAGGTACGTTTTCCCATTTCGACGGGGTTTCATTGAAATACCCGAAGACGGCACCGTTAGGCGCTGTGACATGCTAGACTGGCGACAAGCAGATGTCCTTGATCAGGAAGCAGGCTTCAATAAAAGGATATTCCGCAAGGTCTACACGGTTAGAATAAACGCAGAGATTCCGCAAAAAGACATCTTTACTGTCAAGACGGTTTCTGAAGTTAGTGGCACTATTGAGGACAATTACTCGGATACCGACGTTTTATCGACTTCTTTCTCGGAGGATTTCTAAATGCCTACCTACTCAACTCCCGGTGTGTACGTCAATGAGGGCGCACTTGCCAGCCTGACCCCCTCTGTCGGTGGGGGAACCGCTGCTGTGTTCTTCGGTGCTGCTGAGCGCGGCCCCGAGACGCCGACCCTCGTTACTGACTGGACTACCTATAAGCGCACCTACGGTGACCTCAAGAACGCTTACGATCTTGGTTACGCCGCCTATCACTTCTTCGCCAACGGTGGTCGTTCTTGCTACGTGGTCCGCGTTGTCGGTACGTACGACAGCGAGGGCGGTACTGCTGACTCGGTGACTCCCGATGCGGCTGCGTCGCTGGACGTTCCTTACTACCCGAACGGTTCGTCGTCGGCGTCTGCCGCCCTCTTCGATGCTGAGGCCATGAGCAACGGTACATGGGGCAACAGCCTTACGGTCACCATTGCCGCCGGTCTGGTTGACACCACCGCCTCGGCCCACGGTACCTTCACCGTTGTCGTGAGCCTGTCTGGTACGGAAGTTGAGCGTTGGCCTGAGGTTACGCTCGACCCCGATGGCAACCGCTACGTTGCCACGGTCATCAACAACTACAGCAAGTACATCAAGATCAGCGGAGTTTCGACTGCGTCTCCTGACGCCAACCTTGCTTGGATTACCGAGGTTGACAACGTCGCCGCCTTCTCCGGTGGTACTGAGGGTGTTGTTGGTCCTCAGGACTTCGCTGGAGCCGCTGATCGCATCGATGTCATCACCGGTACGCTGGTCATGAACGCTGTTGGTCAGACCTCCACTACCGCGCTTACGCCGCTTATCAACAAAGCCGTGGCCCGTGGTGACTCGTTCGTCATCATCGACCCCGACAAGACCTCGGAGACGCTGACTGATCTTCAGACGGTTGCGTCGAACTTCTCCGGTCTGTCGAGCGGTGGCTACGCCGCTCACTACGCTCCGGCCCTCAGGATGGTCGACCCGGCCAAGACCGGTCCCGGCGCTATCCGTACCACCTACCCGGGCGGTGCGATTGCTGGCCTGATCTCTCGTACTGAGGTTCAGCGCTCTGTGGCTAAGGCTCCCGCCGGTTTCGATGCCGACATGCGCGGTGCTCTTGGCCTTGCGGTCAAGTTGTCGGATACCGATATCGGTACTCTGTACGACGGTACTCCATACGTCAACTCGTTCAAGGCTGTGCCGGGAGCGGGTGTCGTGGTTTACGGTGCTCGTACGCTGGCCCGCTCCACCTCGGACAAGTTCATTCCGGTGCGTCGCACCCTGAACTACCTGAAGTACTCTCTCAAGCAGTTGACTGACTTCGCTGTCTTTGAGCCTAACGATGCCAACCTTTGGAACCGCATCAGGATCACCGTCTCTGGTTTCCTTGGAGAGTTCTACCGCTCCGGTGGCCTTCGTGGGGATAACGCTGCTCAGGCGTTCTTCGTCATCTGCGATGAGTCGATCAACACCCCCAGCAGCATTGATCAGGGAATTGTCAACGTCGAAGTCGGCGTCGCTCTTCAGTACCCTGCGGAGTTCATTGTCATCAACCTCAGCCAGTGGACTGGCGGCAGCAATGCCGTTGAGTCTCTCTAATACCAAGGAGTAATATCCAATGGCACGTTCAGCAGCAACTGATCCACTTAGGAACTTTAAATTTAGAGTTAGCATTGAGCCGCCTGCGGCTGGCGCTCTCAGCACAATCATTAGCGGCGTTTCTAGTCTGGGCTTTTCCGTGGTCTCTGGCCTCACGGTTCAGAACGAGATGATCGCCTACCGTGAGGGCGGCATGAACACTCATCCGCACAAGATGGTGGGTCAGTCCGACTACGGCCCCGTCACCTTGACTAAGGGCGTCTTCGCTGGTCAGGACCAGTTGTATAAGTGGCAGCAGTTCCTTCACTCATGGACTCAGGGTGCGGACGGCACCGGCGATGTTGCGGGTTCTACTCGCGAGGACAACGACTACCGTTGCGACGTTGTGGTTGCTGTTTACGACCACCCCATCTCGGCTGGCTCGTATCAGGACCCTCCCGATAACGCTGTCGACATGGGTCCTGCCAAGATTGCCTACAAGTTGTTCAACTGCTGGCCCGCGTCGTTCTCTATGGGCGACCTCAACGCTGGTGACTCGTCTATTCTGATTCAACAGTTGGTTCTTAACCACGAGGGCTTTATGCTCTCGTTTGATTCAGACGCTGAGCAACTCGTTTCTTCCGCTAACTGATCTACTAATAAAACTTAAATAGGAGTACAATTAGATGAGTACACAGGCTACTGCCGACGCTATTAACGAGGCTATCAGCGACCCCGTGCCGTCAATGAACGGCGTGCCTAATACTGTGGTTGAACTGATGCGGGGTATACATACCAGTGCTAACGATAAGTGGCACACTCAGGCAGAAGTCAGAGAACTTAATGGTGAAGATGAAGAGTACCTTGCCTCACTGGAGAATAAGAAGGGCCTTCTGTACTCGGAGTACATGACTGCTGTGCTTAGTAGGGCAGTAGTTAGGATTGGCGACTTGGCCATAGAAGGTCAAAACGCTAATACTCTGGTTAACAAGTTAGTGTTGGGTGATCGCGATCTTCTTTATCTCTCCATTGTGCGAGCCACGTACGGAGAAGAGCGCACCATTAAGATGAATTGTCTTAAGTGCGCAGCGTCTAACGATGTGACTTTAGAGTTGGAGAACGACTTTCCAATTACCTACCCTGACTTTGACATCCGTGAAGGTCTTAAGGTAGAAACCTCTAAAGGCACTGTGACTCTGCGGTTACCGAACGGTGAAGACACAGTTGAGGCTAACAAGTCAGCGAAGAATGATGCTGAGATGAATACCGTTATGATCTCGCGGTG